GTTCCGCTAGTGCTGTCTGTTACCCTGAGTCGAAAGTGAAACACATTGTTGCTAGCCCAAGCCTCCCCAGTATTGTATGAAGTTTGAAGGGTAGAAGCGCCAAAAGTAACTTCAGAACTAGTGTAAGACTGAACTGTAGTCCAGGATCCAGTAGGCGTTGATTGAGAGGTGGATAACTGATACTCAAGTACGGCTGTCCCCGTGGCGCCTTGGTTGGCGATACCAAAGTTTATAGAAGATATACCTACAGAAGACGCAATTGAAGGGTGTTGCCAATCAGGCCCAGTAAGAGTAAAACTAGGGCTAGGGTTAACAGCATCCGTGAACGCATCAATCAAAAGCTCAGCAGCCGTCTTTCCATTAGCGGGTATGGTATCTCCATTCTTGTACTTACCAAAAGTTTTTACCAATCCAGCCACTGTGGGCATATTAGCTGTGTAGTTCTGCGTAAAAGTTGCCTCAACCCCATCAACCCCATCAGCCCCGTCTTGACCAGCGGGACCAGTAGCGCCATCGGCGCCAGCGGGCCCTTGCTCACCTTGTGGTCCTTGAGCGCCTTGCGGTCCCTGTTCACCTTGCGGTCCCTGCGAACCAGTAGGACCAGAAGCTGCAAACGCAGAAACAGAAACGTTGTTTTGGATCTGCGGTATAGAAACCACAGCCGTGCTTACCCCAGAAGATACGGCAATCGTGTTACCGCCCTGAGAAACAGTGATAACAGAAGGGTTACCACCAGAAGATACGGTTACATTTGTTGCCATTATACACTTACGTCTTCATTGATTTTAAACGTTCCATAAATTAAAGTAGTGACCTTGTCGTTGTCTGAATCGTCTGTCATTTCAATATCATAAACATACAATCCAGCAGAAGTTGAGGCCATAATTGCTGCGGTGGCTGTAAACCTAACGACACCATCCGTGGCGGCTGCGCCCACGCTAGATGACGTCATATTCACATCAGCCGAATCTTTTACAACTATCTGCTTTGTATCGCCTGTAGCATCAATATCCTGAGTGCTTAAAATAATGGTTGCATTGCCATTAGCGTAAGCGTCCCCCCCTTCGTCGGTAGTTCTAACCTCCATCTTAAAGGTGTCGCTATCGGCCACCACAGAGGCTGGAGTGGCAGCAGTGTCTTTAATAGTTAAAGACAGGTCGAATGTGTCTCCTTTTCGGCAGATAACATCTACCCTCTGGGATGTATCTAGATTTATTGTTTTAGCCATCTTATTATCCTAATATTTCTGATGTTATGTCACCTGCTTGCTGATCCTCACCAAGTTCCCCTCTTTCACCTTGCCTCTGAGAGATGAGCTTGCTTTGCTCAACAGCTTGCTTCTTGACCCGCTCATCCTTCCTGTCGTCTTTCATTGTTTCGATAGACTCTTTGAAAGAAGTTTCTGATTCAACTTTACTAGAAACAGTTTGAGCTTTTATCATTTCTATCTCTTTTTTAAAGCCGTGCTTTACTTCTTCTAGCTGGGCTTCTAGCTGAGCTTTAAGTTGCATTTCCTGGGCCTTCAGCTGCGCCTGCATCTGCATCTCTTGCTGCCTGGCTTCCGCTGCTGCTTGGGTAGACTGCTGTTGTATTTGAGCTTGTTGCTGAGAGTTCTGCATAGCAGCCTGTTGAGCCTGCGCCATTCTTTTTTTACGTCTTACAACTAGTAAGCGCTCAGCCTGGTTAACGTCTTTTAGTTGCCGAACAGCGATTGCGTCCTCTAAGTCTATTTCTTTTTGACCTAGGGCTATCTGAATGTTTTGTTCCAAGTATTGACGCTCACCTTCCTCCATTTCTTTTACAACACGAACGCCAAAATTATACATGGCTAAATTCTGGAAAGAGCTAAGCACGCCCATATTTTCCTTACCTATAGCGTTTTCGTAGATCTCGTAAAGAACTGATTCAGGGTGAATAACTTGAACACACTTCACGATGTCACTACAAACCTTTTTGTAAAGAACCATAGAGGCGTTTGTAATGTCATATATAGCGTTGTTTGCAGCCGCTAAAGCCTGCTGTCTAACGCCTACCAGAGCATCTGACTTCGGTGAAGAAGCATCCATAACCTCATTGATTCCCGTTGCGTCTCGGATCATCTTGAGATAATGGTTATACAAAGTAACAAGCTCGTTTATATTTCGTATGCTGTTACCAATTTCTCTAATAGGCGGGTTCTGAAAGCCTCCTTCTGGGTTTTTGCTTCTGTAATAGAAAACACCCGTCTGCTCATAAATATCATGCAGCTCTAAAGGCTGTAGCTCACCTCCTTTACCTAGCTGAACGTTCTCCAATCCTTCAATGTCGATGATGATGCCGTCAGGCTTAGCCTTCGCTATAGCTTGTTGTATCTTCAGGTGCGTGATCTGAAGTTGATCAGCAAACCCAATACAGCTATCAACCATAGACTTTGGCATCATGTCTAACAGATTGGTAGCGCAAACAGAATATGAAAGGTTAGTGCGAGATATATCGTGGATATTCTTAGGGATGTTGTTCTTCTTGCCGTAATCAAACAGGAAGTCCGTCCCCAGGATGTAGCACCCTCCGTAAACGGAGGCGTTTTCAAGCTTGCTTACCTCCCTGTTAAAAACAGAGCTTTTTGGGGCCTTATAGTTTTCTCCTTTAGAGTAAAAACCAACATTTCCGTACTTACTTTCTTTTGATTCGTAGTACTCACAGTCAACAGAAATGAACTCAAAATCAAGTAGTTCAATCATGTATTCATCATAACCAAAGTTATTCGTGTTATTGAATCTGTCGTATGAGGATTGACTGAGTTTAGCCGCATCATACCCGTACTTCTTCTGAGCTTTCTGAGCGATCTCTTTATACTGCTCTTCAGTGAACTGATCTCCAGCCATTCTTTTAAGCTCTTGAATAGGGATGTGTCTTACGTGTCCCGCATAAACCAAGTCGCTAAAATTAGGATCTTCAGTAAAGCTGTGAATAAAGTGAACAGGATCTATGTAGCTTGTTTTGATTCCGTACTGAGGGTCATTATCTCTTTTGACAACTGCCATCCCAAGTGCGGTTAAATCCCCTACACACCTTCTTAGGATGTTGTCGTTAAAATCATTCCACTCTAGGGTAAGATTTGTGGCTACCTGAGCTGCTATCTCAGAAGAAGACTTGATGTTATTACCAATAAAAATTTCAGCTTCTTCTAGCGTGTCTGGAATAGAATTAGAATCCATACCTATAATCACACCAGTTTTTTCCTCTATCTTCTTTAGCTGGTTTTTTGCGCTAATAACCATCTCTAGTTTTCTTCGATCGGCGTCTTTCTCAGAAGAAGAAAGAGGATCTACAGCTTCTAAATTCGGATAGGGGCTTAAAGAGAGGATTTTGTTTGTTACAATTCTTACGAACTTAGGAAGAATAGGGACTGGAGTAAAATCTATATTAAGCATACTTCCATCCCCATTACTAGGGTCTAAAGAAGTAAGAAGGGATCTATAGATTCCCGTATCTTGAGTTCCGTTTGCGTACCTACGGTTTCTCTCGAAGGTCTTTTTTCTGTTTCCGTAAATGGAGTTCTGTTGATCCGTCTTGCCCCATTGTTGATATATCGATTTAGCATATTTCAACCCGTACTGGTTCCCCTTCTTCTCTTCAGAGGACGCTAACGGATCTGGAAAGCCAGCAGATTTTTTATTATTACTATACATATGCAGTAGGTGGAGTTATTTTAACTCACTGCAAATATAGTAAAACTACAAGTGCCAGGCTTTTGGCTTGTGAGTCCTAAAAAACTTCTTTTCATTGAAGTCTGAAACAACCCGCTCTTTCTTTTTTGTTTTCTGAGCGGCTAAAAGAGCTAAACCAGAACTGATAGTCAAGTCAAACTTAGTTCTTTTGTCTATTTTGTATCCTATCCAGTCCTCTAGAGTTCTGTTAAACAGCATCTTTCCTATCTCTCCATTTTCTGGGTTGATACCAACATGATCATGGATAAAAGCTTCAATCGCGTGAGCGTGAGATTGGATTACGTCCTGAGAGTTTGAAGGGACGCCCTTTGTCTTTACCGAGACGGAGGAGTTACCAGTCTTTAGATGGTCTGGGCGGGACATAAGATATCCATCATAGCCCCGTGCTTCAAAGTGTCTGGCTATACCATACTTATTGTTTTCTATAAGGAGTGGATAACCATAAAAAAAAGCGCACATAAGAACATCCTCATAGAATATGCTCGCCAGGTCTGGCCGAGAAGCATACTCTACAACGAACATATTAGAGGGCACATCCATGTTAAACTTATTATACATATGCAAAGCCCCTTTAGATCCCCTTCCGTCTACTGTAGCGTCAAGATCATAAGAGTCAACGCCTCCAACCCCTATGTGCGTATTGGGAGCTACTTTCTTTCCTCTGTCTTCAGCTTTATTGTTTCTTAAGTGATCTGGAGGGAGCCAAGCCACTCTAAATCTGCCATTAGGATCAGGAGAAAATACCACCTCTTCATCTTTAACTTTCCATATAAAATTCCCTTTTACTACGGGGTCAGGGTAAATGCTTTCGTTGTGTTCTATTTGCTGGTATATCTTACCGATGTTAAACAGACTGCCCTCGATGCTGTCCCTGAAAGCTTCGTCCTCAGTAAAAGGAAACTGCCTAATGATCTCATTGAGTTCTGAAGGATCATTTCTGAAGGAGTGACGGTCATTCTTAAGGTATGATTTACTTCCCTGGTCTATAACCTCGCCGTCGATACCTATGACGCCACCATGTGTGTGTACGCTTTGGGAAGGATCGTCGATTACTGGGTTTCCATACTTATCGAAAAAACCCTCAAGAGCGTTGTAGGCTGGAATAAAGATTCGATAAAGTCCAGATCTAGTTCTTCCGTTTTGATTTCTTTCGTTAGGATCAGAGTCATGCCACAACACTCTGTACTCCTCTCCTCCTTTGTTCATGGGGTTCACGGTGCTCCCGACCATCGCTTTCCCTACTATTCGCTTACCGACAATAAGGCAAGTTCTCTCGATCCTCCAGGCCTCTCTGATGTCGCTAGGCTTCTCCCACTTGCCAGCCTCATCGAGGTACAGCATATGTAGCTTCTCCCCGTCGTATGCGTTATTCGTAGTGTTCTTCCAGTTTATAACTGAGTTGAGGGCATCTCCCAGCTGAGAAGTTTTATTGTTTTTCGTAATGCGCTTGGAAGGCTCCCGAAAAGCAAGCTCCATTCTCGGATTGGTAGTTCCGTCTTGAATAGGCTTGAAGAAAAACGGATAGCTGCGAAATATCGCAACTACTTTCTTCATGAAAATGTTTTCCTGAGCGTCTTTACCTGTCTTTGACTGAATCCCAAGAAGCTTCTCTTTAACTTGGCTAGCTTCGTCAACAAGGACTGAAGAGCAAATATTAGTGTAGCCAGAACGACGACACTTAGTATAAAGCTGACCGAAACAACGAGGATCAGCTTCGCACGCAGCCATGTGGAGAAAGATCTCTTTCTGGAAAGCAAGGTATGATGGATATCCGATATCAATTTTAGACCATTGTAGAAACATATAATGCCTCCCTGTAATATACGTAGGTTTCCCATTATTGTAAAACCAAACACCGTCGCGCCTACGCTGAAACTCCTGCTCGATGTAAGAATGAAATTTCTTTCGAAACTCGGCAGGTTTTTCGAGCCACTCATCCATACCTCGAATCCTTTGCAGGTCTTCGGGCATAGGAATGCGCTTCCACACCTGCATCTCTCTTGGGAGGTCATGGAAGAGAATTTCAGATCGCTTTGGTTTTTTTGGTAAAACAACGAGTAACCCGTGGAGTTCGGTAGCTTCTCCTTCTGTACCGTTAGGGTCGATCTTAATCCCTTTAGTTTCATACCCTTTTATGTCGATTAAATTGGACATCAGTAGCTCTGTCCGTGCTTTGTCATCCTACCCAACGAAGGTACTCCTTTTTTAGGGTTCTTCAGCTCCATTTGATCACCGCAATCACACTGACCTTCAGGATAATAGACATCCCCGTTTCTAAACTTCATACTTAAGGTCTGAACCGACTTCTCAGCCTTGCATTTTTTACAAATTAAATCTGGCATTTTACAGTATTTCTTTTATTTTGTTTACTACTTGTTTGGACCTAAGTTTTCTAGACTGAACGTTTAACTGACCGCTAACCAAAAGGTTGTTGCAGTACTCTGAGAAATCTTTTCTTTCTTTTTCGTGAGTCAACCAGTAATCGATAGTCGAAGCCAAAGCATCTATATTGTCTTTTTCAACCCATATCAAAGCATCTCCGTAAAGCTCTCTCATGTATGGTATATCGTAGCTTATTACTGGGCAAAACTGATGCATAGCTTCGGCTGGGGGGACGCCAGACCAGTGCTGAACAGCTATTTTACTTTCGGCAAATATCTTAACTTTTTCCTCTTTGTCCCAATAACCAAGACCCTCAAACCCGTATCTAGACATTAAAATCGAATCCTGCTTTCGAGTTCCAAGCACTTTATAAGAGTATTTTGAACCGCATTTTTTAATCGCTTCTAAGGTGTGAACAACCCTTTTTTTTCCGTCATAAACTCTAGCTATGGTTGCGATGTCGTTCGTCCTGTCTGATCTTATGACTTCGAACTCATCGTAAGATGGATACCTAACAAAAGAGTTTTTGAACTTTACATTGAATTTAGACTCTATGTAATCAAAGCCTCCTGGGGTAGAGGAAAGAGCAAGACTGACAAGATCTGCACCCTGCATGCAAGAAATATTTGACATGTACTGCCTTTTGTGCCTTAGAGATGTACTTTCATTAAAATATTCTTCCCACCCTTCCTCAACCCTGTATGGGGGTACCCACTCTCCATGTATGTAAAGAGGCTTATTGAACTTTTTCGAAAAAAAATAAGCCATTTCGATCGCCCCATTGAAATCCATATCCCCCCATATCAAATCATATTTTTTACAGTCGAGGCTTT